CCTTTGATTTGACCGATATGTCGGGGGAAACCGGAAGCAGCACATCGGATGACGATTACAAGCTGGGGAACGGCAGCATCATCGGCCTGGCCCCGGGGGAAAAGATCCACGACAGCAACCCGGGCCGACCCAACGCAGCCTTTGACCCGTTCACCCAAGCCATCCTGCGCCAGATCGGTGTGGCCATCGAGCTTCCCTTTGAATTGCTGGTGAAACACTTTACCGCCAGCTATTCCGCCGCACGGGCCGCCTTGCTGGAAGCCTGGAAGTATTTTTCCACCCAGCGCAAGTGGATGACCGACCATTTCAACCGGGTGGTGTATGAAATTTGGATGTACGAAGCCGTTTCATCCGGACGCATTGTTGCCCCCGGTTTCTTCACAGACCCCATCATCCGCCAAGCTTACCTGGGATCTGTCTGGATCGGCCCCGCCAAAGGCCAGATTGACGAACTCAAAGAAATCAAAGCCGCTGAATTGAGAGTGGACATGGGCGTTTCCACCCTTTCCGAAGTCACCGCCGAAATGACCGGTGGCGATTGGGAAAAGAAACACCCCCAAAGCGTGAAGGAACACAACGCCCGGAAAGACGCCGGGCTCATTACGGAAACCCTCAACAACGGAGACCTGCCAGATGAAAATTTTTGACATCTTAACCAGTCCATGGGCCATCATTCCTGATAATTTGCTCGAGATACAGGAAATTTACGCCACCCATCTCCGAGGGGAAAAGATCGACATCAAGGCCGTTGAAGCCGCCATCGGGAAACCGCTCGATAACGAACAAAAGCCCTATGAAGTACACAACAACATCGCCGTCATTCCCGTTCAAGGGGTCATCGCCAAACGCATGAATCTTTTTTCCCAAATTTCGGGAGGGGTCTCCACCCAAAAGCTGGGAAACGACCTCATGGAAGCCATTCGTGACCCGGACATCGACGCCATACTGCTGGACGTGGATTCCCCAGGGGGAACGGTAGATGGAACTGAAGACGCCGCTAACCTAATTTTGGCCGCCCGCCATAAAAAGCCAATAGTGGCCTGGACCGATGGAATGATGGCCTCCGCCGCCTACTGGATCGGGTCCGCCGCCGAGAAAGTTTATATCAGCGGGAAAACCCCCACCGTGGGCAGTATCGGTGTGGTAGCCACCCATGTGGATTATTCTGAATACGAAAAACGCCAGGGCATCAAAACCACGGAAGTGTATGCCGGGAAATACAAGCGCATTGCTTCGGAACACAAGCCACTGAGCAAAGAAGGTCTCAAGTCCATACAGGACCGGGTGGATTATTTCTACTCCCTGTTTGTGGACGCGGTGGCCGAAAACAGAGACGTTTCAGCCGAAACGGTTCAATCAGGCATGGCAGACGGTCAGTTGTTTATTGGTCAGCAAGCCATCAACGCCGGGCTGGTGGACGGTGTTTCCACTTTTGACGACCTGTTAAACACCCGAATCCCCTCCATGGTGGAGGAAAGAGAAGCAGACCAAGAACTTTTAACATTTGAAAGGAGTTTACCATGAAGAATCTTGAAGAATTGCAAGGGAAATACCCCAAAATTTACCAGGCGGTATTTGACAAAGGACACGCGGAAGGCCTCAACGCAGCAGAAGGGAAAGCCAATGACAAAGCCCTCAAGGATGGCATTGCCCAGGGCCGCACGGAAGGCGCCCAAGCCGAACGCGACCGCATCAAGGCCGTGGAAGACCAGTTAATCCCCGGTCACGAAGCCCTGATCGAAACCCTGAAATTCGATGGCAGCACCACCGGTGAACAGGCCGCCGTCAAGGTCCTGCAATCGGAAAAAACCATGCGTGCCGACCTGGCCCAAAAGCTCAAGGACGACGCGCCGGATCCGGTTCCCCACGCGCCGGCACCCGAAGGCGACGACCCAAAAACGCCCCAGGCAATATGGGACCATGACGAAAACCTGCGGGCTGAGTTTCAGAATGATTTCGACAGATATGCCGCTTTTTTAAAGGCCGAAGCCGCCGGGCAGATCCGGATCGTCAGTAGGCAGTAGTAAGGCGGAAAACTCGAATCAGTAATAAAGCGGAATTCACGAATCACTAACAAAGGAGAAATACCATGACCACATTAGCAAAAGATACAGCGCGAGATTTAGAGCTGGGCGAACTGGGAGAATACCCGGTCATCGCGTCAGACATTATTTACGAAGGGGCAGCCGTAGGCCTGGTGGATGCCACAGGGCACGTCCAACCCCTCACATCTTCGGATCAATTCGTGGGGTTCGCCCAGCGACAAAAAGACAATTCCGACGGGGACGCCGCCGCCGTCAAGGTGATAACCGTCAAAAGAGGGTCCGCCAAGGTGGCTATCTCGGGTGCCGTCATCACGGACGTTGGGCAGGCTGTTTACGCCACCGACGACAACACCTTTGTTTTCACCCCCGTGGGCTCCGTCTTTATCGGGTTTGTGCGAAGGTGGATCTCCTCCGGGTACGTCATCGTGGAGTTCAACGCCGGAGTCCTCAAGAGTCCCTGGGAAGGCCGAGTCTGTGAAGCCCTGGCCGCCTCAACCAAGACGCTTGACGCGCAGGACACCAACAAGGTCATCGCTTGCACCGTGACCACCGTTATCACACTCCCCGTCACCGCCACCGCACTTAAAAATGTCACATTACTCTGTGTGGGACCATTCGGCACCGTGGAAATTACCGCCAACCCCAACGCAAATGACGGAATCATGGGACCCGACCTGGCGGGCACCGCCAACAAGGACCTGGTCAACACAGCGGCAACGGCAAGACGTGGCGACTTTGTCACCATCAACGCCGGACACGCCGACGGATACACCGTGGAAGAACTGAAGGGAACCTGGGCCGCCGAATCGTAACCGACATTGACGGGCAACGATATTTGACACCACGAACACCATAAGGAGAAAAACAATGGGAGCAGGAACATTAGGCAGCCGAGCCATTATCGGCGAATTTTATAATAAGCTGGAGCAAAACATCGGGACATCATGGATTAATGACGTGTCCATGCTGTTTCAGAGCAACCAGGAATCCGAAACCTACAAATGGCTGGGCATGGCGCCCGGAATGCGCGAGTGGGTTGGTGGAAGAAACGCCAAAGGCTTCAGGGAAAACGGTATCACCATCGCCAACAAAACCTATGAAGCCACCATGGAAGTTCTTTTGGACGAAATCCGCCGGGACAAAACCGGACAGGTCATGCTTCGCATAGCCGAACTGGCACAGCGGACCAACAGCCATTGGGCGTCTCTTTTGACCACCCTGATCGTGGCCGGAACCTCTGGCGAATGTTATGACGGACAGTATTTCTTTGATACGGACCACAGCGAAGGCGACAGCGGAACCCTGGACAACGATTTGACCGGGGCCGCCGCAACGGGCACCCAGCCCACCGCCGCTGAAGCTGAAGCCGCCGTTATGGCATGCGTCACCGCCATCCTGGGTTTCAAGGATGACCAGGGGGAGCCCATGAACGAGGGCGCCAGCAAGTTCCGCATCATGATCCCCGCAGTCTTTTTGTCGCCCTTTGCCGCCGTGTTGAACAACGAGTTTATCGCGTCCGGACAAAGCAACATCGTCAAAAACATCGACGGGTTTAGCTTCACCATGACGGTCAACCCGCGCTTGACCTCCGGGGCCATTTTTTATGTATTCCGTGCCGACGGACAAACCAAGCCCTTTATCCGACAGGAAGAGGAACCCGTAAGTTTGAGCGCCATCGCCGAGGGTAGCGAACTGGAATTCAAGGAAAACAAGCATGAGTATGGCGTGAAGGCCATCCGCAATGTGGGATATGGGTACTGGCAGCACGCCTGCGTTTATACTTTCACATAATCTCGTTCATTGAAGGAGAAAACGCCATGCCGAAGCGTAAACCCGCCAAAAGGAAAAAGGCATCATGACCACCTTTGCCGAACAGGTGGCGGGCGATGATTTGGATGTGTTCTTTAATACCGACGAACACGCCGCAACCTACAGCTACAACGGAACCGGCATCCCCTGCATTGTGGATGAGCGCACGGAGGAAGTCGATGGGGCTGTGGTTGACACCGCTTATTTGTTGGTGCTGGCCAGTGATGTTCCTTCGCCGGATTACCGCGATACCGTTGTGATTGGGTCCGACACGTGGCGGGTTCAAGAAGGCCCTTATTCCAGGACCGACGGTCAAGTGTGGCGGCTTCCAATCGTGAAAGATGAAAGGCCAATCCTCTAATGGGCGTGAACTTTACAGCCAGGGTTAAAGCCCTTCAACGCGACCTAAAAGCCTATGACAAGAAGCGCATCAAGGCGTATCAGACCGCCGTGAAGGTGGAGGGGTTTCGCCTGGCCAAATCATTGAAAGATGAAATTAAGTCCGGATCACCCGGGGGGCGTGCTTTTTCACCATTATCACAAATTGCCACAAAACGCCGGTATCGCAACAAGAAAAAGCCGCCATTATACCGCCTGGCGGTGCCGGTGCGTTACCGTGCCGACTACCATGACGGGCGGATGGATTTCAGTATTGGTTTTGTGGATCCTTTCAAAGGCCCGAAACTAAGCAAATCATGGAAGCGCCTGGCACAGTTACACCAGGCCGGGGGGAAGATCCCCGTTACGCCGGATATCCGAAAAGCATTTATTGGCATAGCCGCCGACATGCAAAAGAGAAAAAACACCCGCAACCAGTCCAACGTCTTCTTCTTAAAGAAAAACACCACCCACATGGACATCCCCGCCAGGCCCATCATTGAGCCGTTCTGGGATGCCCATAAAAAAGATGCTGAAAGAAATATCGTCTTAAATTTCCACCGGAAAATGCAGGGAGAACGCATATGACAGTAACACCCGTATTTGAGGGCATGTATTCGCTGGATGAAAACGGCGTCGCTTATGGAGAGAATAGATGAACATCACCACCATCATACACGCCTTTCGAGACGCCGTTCACGACGACGCAACCCTTTCCGCCTGGTGCGTCACTAATTATGGCAGCGCCCACAATGTCCATGTGGGGGTCGATGTCCGAAACCCCCCTTCCATCGATCGCCCCCTGGTGCATCTTTTCCCGGTTTCCCGCACAGACGGACAAAGCGGTGAAGCTTGTGTGATCGGCGTTTCCTGCGGCATTCCGGATGACGACCTATTAACCACATCCAGGGCCCGGGTCATCGAGCTGGAAGGCATCGGCAAACTGGATGAATTCCGAGTGAGCGTCAAGGCCATCATTGAAGCCGTATCCACCGGGACCGGGACATGGACGGGCGATATCGAAACCAAATATGAAACCGTCGAGTTTTTCCCTTATTTCATGGCCGCCATGGATGTCCCTGTTTTTTACCGGGCCAGGCGCATAAGGAACAAATTCTAATGGATGAAATTTTAACCGCCATCAAAACCGCCCTCCAGAGTGCCATCGCCGCCGTGCCCGACGGGGATATTATCGTTGTCCCCAGCATCGATTATATCCCCAACGGCACATCCCTTCCGTGCATCACCATCAAGGACGGGAACATCACCAACAGGGCACTTATGGGGGGATGCGTGGAACAGGAAATGGTTGTGTACGTTTCCCCCTGGGTCGAGATGGTGAATGACGAAACCAGTTTAACGGGTGCGACCAGTGTCACCGGATTGCTGGATCTGGTGACCGCCATCGAATCCGCCCTGAATAACAACCTGTTTAGCATCACGGGGCTGCAAAGCGCATGGTGCGAATCATCCGCCCCCAGTGAACTGTTTGGAGACGACCGCGAAGCATTACAGCGGAAAACAATAACCGTAACTTATGAAAAGGAGGGATAACAATGCCCTGGAAATTGAAAGCAAACGCCCCGGAATTCGACTGCGTGGATGGTCCGCTTGCCGGGAAAAAGTATCGACACGGGGAACTTTATGCGGACGTTCCCCAGGGCGACAAATGCCGGTTCGAATCTGTGGTCCTTCCGCCGAAAAAAAACGCCGTCTCTGAGGATAAACAAACCGCCTCGGTGCCCGAGAAATCACAACTAACGACAGGAGGGACTGACAAATGAGATCATGGAGAGGACAACATAATTTACTGGCTGTTTCCGCCAACAATGCCGAATCCGCCATCAATACGGAACAGACGCTCGATACCAGCATGTTGGTGGCAGAGGGCGACGTCATCAACCTGGAACCCAAACGAGAATCCAACGCCGATGAAATGACCGGATACGAAGAACCCGATACCGTTCGGGATCTGGGAGCCCTGGCCGGTGCAACGCTTAATTTTGATAAAGCCCAACCCCAGCACTTTGCCTTCCTGCTGGCGTACGCCCTGGGATCCATTACCACCAGTGCCGCCGGGACCGGGTACAGCCACTTGATCACGCCCATCGCCGGGGATCTGGATGTATCCCGAAGCAACCCGAGTTTCACTGCGGGCATGCGATTCGGCAATACGGTCTTAAAACGCCTGTTTGCCTCCATGTTTGTGGATTCGGTTTCCGCATCGTTCCCCCGTGACGGATGGTGCAAAGTTAATGGCACCATTAAAGGGACCGGAAAAGTATCCGATAACATCACGGAAGAAAGCATCACGGTCACGCCAGGCGCGGATCCTTTTGCTTGCAGCACATCCTTAACCCTGGCCGCCAATGCCGTTGCAGGCTCCACCGCCGCAGAGAGATTGCAGAACGTGCAGCGTGTCCGGGTGCTTCTGGCCACCGGAGAATGGACCGACGTAGCCTATACGGCAGTTTCCGCCGCCACCCCCGCTGTGATCACCGTCGAGGAGATCAACGCCGTTGATACCACCGACGTCACCTTCAAAGTGCTTTACATTCCGACTGAGGCAGCCTGGTGTGCATTCCCAAGCCGTGTCACCGAAACCCCCCTGCGGGTAACGGATCTGACTGTCAAGCTGGGTGGGAAATATACCGCCGCCGCCGGTTATGAGGTCGGACGGGAATTCGCCTGCGAGGTTGAAAGTATCGATTACAGCATCCAGAACAACCTCCAGCCGGAAATGTGCGTGGGCGGTTCCGGAAGCTATGCCGACCGATGCTTCCGGGATGGTCGGGCACAAACCCTGAAATTCAACCGGGAATTCCGCGACTATATCCTCCAGCAGCACATCGATGATAACGACACATTCGCCGTGCAGATCCTGGCGGAGGGTGCCGTTTTCGATGGTGCCCACAAGTACACGGTGGGCATTTATTTCCCCAAAGTGGCCGTGCTCAGCGCACCCCTGTCAGTAAATGGCAAGCGCCTGGCTGAATCCGGGGATTTCATCGTGCTGGAAGATGCCACCGAAGGATCCGTCAGTGTCACCGTTAAAAACCTGGTCGCAACTTATGCGGCTTAAAAACTAGGGTGCAGTTGTCAGGGGGAAATTGTCAGCAACCACCCCCTGATAACTGACAACTGAAAACTGACAACTTTTCTTAAAGAAAGGACACAAAATGCTGAATCTGGTCGAAAGCACCAAAATGATCGTTATTGCCGCCCCGGGAGGGGATGAAGTGGGTGTTTATTTCCGTCAAGCCAACACCAAAGAGATGCACGGATATCAAAACGAAGCGGTGCAACGGAAACGAAATAACGTGAAATTTCGATCATCCGAGGCCCAACTCAAATATGGACACAAGGTGATGACCGGGATCCGGGACGGTGATTGCGGTGCTCCCAATGTCGAAGGAAAAATGGTTCCCATCAGCAGCGACCCCCAAAGCCCCGACTACCGGGAAAACTGGCGGGAGCTTCTGGAACAATACGCACCCAACATCATTATTGCCCTGGGCGCATATGTGTTTGGTGGGACCGAGGCCCTTGAAGGGGAAGAGAACATCGTAAAAAACTAAATGACGATCTTCTGGCGCTAAAAGAGGGCCTGTGTGCCGATGACGACCGCAAGAAATGCGAGGAAGAATTCGGCACAGGCCCAAACCTGGAATGGACCTGCAGTAATTGCCCGAAAAAGCCGGCAGAAGATCTACACCCCTACACCATAAAGCTGTTAAGCCTTCGCACCTTGAAAAAAGCGGGATACCCCTTGGAAGCAAACGACCTCAATTATGAAGAGTGGATGGACCTGGGGCGTGTATGCCAGGCCCTGGACATAGGATGCCCGTTCATGGGATCCGGCTCGGATGACGGAAAAGGGAAGGCAGAGGACGGGAAATGAGCACAACTCCCCTCAAAATCAAGATTGTGGTGGATGATGACGGAACCGTCAAAATCCAGAAATTTGGGCAGGCAGCGGAAAAAGCCGGGGAAAAGGGGACCACCGCCTTCAAGAAAACCGGGAAATCCCTGGATGATATGAACAAACGCGCCGGGATTGCGTCCAAACATATCCTGTCCCTGGGTGCCGCGATTGCGGGCCTGGCATCCGGTGCCGCCATTGCCGGGCTTTTGAAACTGGTCAAAGTCGCGTCCGATCTGGAAGAAACCACTTCAAAATTCAATGTTGTTTTCAAAGGGCAGATTGCTCAAGCCGAGGCATGGAGCAAGGTGCTTGTGGATTCCTATGCCATGAGCACCCGAGAGGCGAAACAATATCTGTCTTCTGTTCAGGACCTACTGGTGCCGATGGGGATGCAGGCTCAGGCAGCCGGGAAACTTTCCAATGAAATCGTTAAATTGTCAGCGGATCTAGGGTCGTTCAATAACCAACCCACCGCCAAGGTGATGGATGATATCCAAAGCGCCCTGGTGGGCAACTATGAAACCATGAAGAAATACGGAGTGGTGCTGAACGCCACAGTGGTTCAGGAAAAAGCCCTGGCACTGGGACTGGCCGACACCAAAGACGCTTTAACCGCCGCCGACAAAGCGCAAGCCGCCTATAAGCTCATGGTGGAAGGGTCAACGGCTGCCATTGGCGATATGGCGCGAACCAGCGATAGCTATGCCAACCAGGTCAAAAAACTGCAAGCCAACATTGAAGACCTGAAAGCCCAGATCGGGGAAGAGCTGATCCCGGTCGTTAAGGATGTCGTGCAGAATATGAACAGGTGGGTACAGGACGTTGACCTGCGGGGCTGGGCTGAAGGCACAGCAACGGGCTTGAAGGTTGCAATTGACGCGATTGGTTTCCTAGGTGAAGGATTCCAGGGCCTATGGCGCGGCTGGCTGGCTGTAAAAAACGCGTTTCTTTCGACGGAAGAGCTGGCATTAAAACTCAAACTGTGGGCCAATGAGGGGGAAGCATCTGAAAAAAAGATCCGCATGGAGCTTATTGCCACCCAGCAGGCGATTGCAGACGTCAGCGCGGCCATCGTCGTGCTGGATGAAGCGTATGCGGGACAACCCGGCACCTTGA